GGCAAATACAATGTGTCATAGACATAACCAAAGGTTTGCATCTTGGCTAGGATTTGGCTAATCGTGGTCTGTGTTGTTTCATAGTAACGAATCAACCTGGTTTCCATGCCAATGAACTGCACAAACCATACAGCCGTAGCATCAGCCCAACCAATATCGAATACAGCTAATACAGGCTTAACTGGGTCATATGGAACTCTAGTAATCCTTTGCTCAAACTCTGCTTGCATCATTTCTTTGGCAAATATAGCTCCATCTACAGTTTGGCGGCATACACCTTCCCAGACTGTGTTGTAGGCTTCCCTGTCCCTGACAAATAAAGCATCTTTTTCAAGCCGCAATGTTTCAGGAAACCAAGGATTGTCTGACCAATTAATGCGTTGAACAATACAGTTTTCAGGAGTATTGACTATAAAACGCTGGTAAGTTTCATCGGTTTCAAGCTCTGGGTTAAAGCTAATCCATATCTCAGAGCCTTCCTTACGGATGGTAGGAATTAGCACATTCCAGCTTAATTTTGATGTGGTTTGAGCTTCTTCTACCCAACAAATGTCGCAACCCTCATAGGACTTGATATTACTGACATTGTTCTTTAAACCTACAAAGCTAAACTCTGTGCCATTTGAGCCTCTGATGGCATTTTGTGTTATTTCATAAAATTGGGTTAAACCCATTGCTATGATTTGGTCACTTAACAGCTTATGGACTGAGTCTCTAATAGATGTTTGAAACTCACGAGCACATAAAATGCGAGTAGGTTTTTTAGCTCCAATAATAAGCAAAGCACGAGCAATGCCCCAAGACTTAGCACCGCCTCGCCCACCATATAGAACTTTGTAACGAGCCGAATCAAACAGGATTGAGAGCTTCTCAGGAAACTCAGCCTGTGCAATGGCTTGACTGACTTCTTCACTCACTTGGTTTTACAAAGGTTACTTGGATTCCAGTAATAGCTGTGCCATCAGGGTTTTCAATGGAAGTAGCTTGAAGGGCTTTGCCATCCATCCTATCCATAATCTCCTTGACAGCCCAAGGCTCACCTTCCTGTGCGGCATCCACCAGCTTCTCAGCAATCGCTCTGAGCTTTAAGGCATCGTTTTGCACAAGCACTTTACGCAATTCTCCATAAAAGAGCTTGCCTTTTCTTGCGTTGTCATTCCCTTTTGGGGCTCCAACAGAAGGTGTTGAGTCAATAGCCATATATTTGATTAATTTGCCTATTTTTTAAGCAACTTGCCTAATTATTAAGCAGTTGCCTATTATTTAAGCACAATTCCTATTAGTCCGCCACTATGACAGTTTCTGTATTACCAGCAATAGTTCTTGTTTCTTCATGTGTATGAATTACTGGTTCTGTTTCTGCTGGTGGTAACTGTGGCTGTGCTTGCATATGAATTTTGTTAATCAATGGCGCACACTCAGCAAATGGAGCTTTGCCTACCCATAATAGGATGTAGTTGATTTCTTCTAATGTTAAGTCTAATGTCATTTTTTGCCTTTCGTTGATGATTTTTTAGAGGCTCTTGCTTCTGCATACGCAATAGCTACTGATTGTTTTACTGGTTTACCAGCTTTTACTTCAGTTTTAATGTTTTCTTTGAACGCTTTGGGACTTGCTGATTTTTTTAATGGCATGATTATTTTCCTTTTGCAGTTTTAGCTGATTCTTTAAATGCTTTAGCTGTTGGCGCACCTTTAGTTCCAGGCTTACGCATGGTTTCTACTGGTTTACCCTGTGCTTTCTCTTTTTCAATGCGTTTTTGCTTTGCATGAATGTTTGCATATAAGCCAGGTTTAGTTGCCATTTCTTTTCCTTCTAGGCTTTGGTGCTTGCTTATTTAATGCTTTAGCTACATCTGCGGCTTTGAAGTCTTTAGGCCAAATTGCGTTATCTCTTGTCGTAGCTTTCTTTAATGTTCTTTTCCCTGTATTTTGTTCATTTGTGTTTTTTACAGGGAATTGCCATTGTGCATCAGGCTTTGTATCGTCTTTGATGATAAATGTATAGTTTGCTTCCATCTTTTCTACTTGCAAATCAACCTTTTTAGCCTTGTACCAGCCAAAATGTGCCATTATCTTTTCAAATAAAGGCGTTCCATCTTCAATATCAATTTCAGTCATGCTAGTTCCTTTTCTTCAATAAAACACACATCTTGCCAAGACATCACCAAGTATTTAGTGCCATCTTCTTCGTATTTAAAGTATTTAAGGTATTCTTCGCCTTTATCGTCATTCATGGTTCCAAAACGAACTCTAGCTCCTACTTTTACAGGCATATCTTCCCTGCGACCATTAGGTAGTTTCTTGCCAGGTCCTACGGCTATTACCGTACCCATGTTTTCTACTTCTTTATTATCAACATAGATAATGCTAGAAAGTTCTCTAACATCAGGTAAAACAACAATTTTGTCTAGTAATGGTTTGAGTTTCATGCTTTTTTTGGCCTTCCTCTGCCTTTTTTAGGCTCAGAATCGGCAAGAGGCTTAACGATTTGTTGAACCATAGCATCTAAAGATAAGCTAATTTGAAATGACCATTCGCCACACCAGCCGTTGCTAGATGTGTTTACGCTTGTAGGGTATCTTTGACAAATACCCATACTTCTGTCACCTAAAGAAAAAAATCGACAAGAAATGCAATATTCTTTATCGTTTTGCATAGCCACTTAGTTCTCCGATTACTATTTGGTTAGAAGGCCTTAGAGTTCCGTGACTCTAGGGCTTTCGCTTTATTAGTTCTTTTTTTCGTACTTATCTTCCATAGCGTAAGTCATACGCTTATGGTCATAACAGATACCAGCGGTGCGGCCTGTGTTGAACTCTTTATCAGAACCAATCGCATCTTCTTTACCCATCGCTACGCCACCACGATGTGATTTTTCCATGCGTTCACCTGACATATCGGCTTTACCAGCAGATTTAGGTACTACAACACCTTTTGCTGGTACGCCAGCAGTTGAATTTGGGTTTGCCATCTTTAATTCCTTTTAGCTAAAAAGTCTGCAAAATTGCAGTTCTTCAATTTTATGTACATTCTAATCCATGTCAAGCATTTTGATAAGTCTAATTGCGGCATCAACAGAATCAATGCGACTTACTGCTCCACCACGCCATTCTTGCATAAATTTAATTTGTGGTTCTGTAAAGGTTGATTTAGAGTCTTTCTTGATTTCAACTAATACTGATTTATTTTTATAACCTATTAATAAATCTGGGCAACCTTGACCAACTCTAGATAAATTCAAAACAGAAGCGCCCAAAGCAATAAATGTATGTATTAATTGCTTTTGGTTTTCATCGACACGCTTTGCGTAATAAGTCATTGTTTTGTAATGTATTTAAGGTTAGTATTTACACACTTTATATGAATAAGGCTTTTATGACTAGCTATTATCTTACAGATGAAGAATTTATAAAAGAATGGAAAGCCATTGGAAGTCCTTATGGCTTTTCATCAAAGCATGGTATGTCATTAAGGTCTATTTATAATCGTAGACGAACACTAGAAACTAGATACGGCATTGAATTAATAACATTTAATGACCAAAGATTTAGTCCAACTAAAAAAATACAACAAACTCATGGCAATGTCAGACGAGGCATGGACATAGAAAAAGGCAAAGTTGTTGTATTTTCAGATGCCCATTTTCAACCAGATGAAACAACAACTGCATTTAAAGCTCTTTTAGCCATTATAAAAGCATTTAAACCTGATATTAAAGCTATTGTGGCAAATGGAGATATATTTGACGGTTCCCAAGCAAGCCGCCATCCTAGAATTAATTGGAGCCAAACTCCAACAGTAAAAGAAGAACTTGAGGCTTGCCAGTTCTTTATGACAGAAATAGAAAAAGCCGCATCAAAAAATACTGAGCTTATATGGACTCTAGGAAATCATGATGCTAGGTTTGAAACTTTTCTATCAAACTCAGGTATTACTACTTATGAAGGTGTATTAGGGTTTTCCCTTAAAGACCATTTTCCTATGTGGAAGTCATGTTGGTCATTTTATGTAAATGAAGATACTTGCATTAAACATCGTTGGAAAGGCGGCTTTAATGGTGGCAGAGCTAATACATTAAATAGCGGTCTTAATTACATTACTGGGCATACCCATAACTTATCTGCTATGCCATTAACAGATTCTAATGGAACCAGGTGGGGCGTTCAAACTGGATGCTTGGCAGACCCTAAATCAGAAGCCTTTATTCACTATACAGAAGATGCCCCTACCGATTGGCGTTCAGGATTCGTTCTTTTGTCATGGGAAAATGGCAGAATGTTGATGCCAGAACTAATAATGGTTTCTGGTGAAGATGAATTTGAATTTAGGGGCTGTATTAATAAAGTATGAAAATAACGCCTAAAATCCTTGAATCAATCTATTTAACGCTTGCCAAGTGCGAACCGTTTACTAAATGGGACTTGCCGCCTAGCGAGTTGTGCCGTTTTTTAATAGTAGACGATCACCAAGTAATGGCAACTTATGAATTTGATGAAACTTTAGGCAAACAACACATTTTTTGTATTTCAAAAGCTAGATGCGGCTTTTATGATACCGTTGTTCGTTCAATGGCCCATGAAATGATTCATTGTTCAAGACACAAGTCAGGTAAATGGACATTACATGATGCCACTTTCAAAAGGCGCAAGATGCTTGTAGGTGAATGTCTTGGCTTTGATGGTCATGAACTGTAGAATATATTACACAATTTTTTCTTGAAATTTCATGCAATTTTGTAAAGTTTTATAGATTTATTGTAAAGTTTTGTTTATTAACATATTTGTTAATTATTGCGATGGTAAGCATCATTAGGATTGTTAAGCATTGATTTAATTAACTCATCCGTAGTAAAAAACCATTGAATAATTTTCATGCCATCATGCGTATAAATGGTAAAACTCACTTTATAGCCATCATATACAACCCAACATTCGCAAAAGCGTATCCAGCGTATGTGCAAGCCATTCCAATGCTTCCTTTAAATAACTGCTCAATAGCAATGTAAGCATAGATTACTCCTGTAAGAATAATTAGCCAGCTAGACATTTAATAATCCGTTGGTAATTTCAAGCAATATTTCTTCTGTCGTTCTGTGAGTTGATTCCCAAGCTCTGCGCCCAAGGTGGTGAATACCCAAATGGAATCTATGATGGATTGGACAGAGTCCGATGGTTGGGGCTGTGGATCGTCTTCCAGTTCGTCTAATATGGTGAATTTCACATTCCGTTCCTGGATTGTTTTGCGTAAAACATAATATGCAACCTATATCTGCAATTTTTCTAAATCGTTCTTTATCTGCTTTAGTCATCTAACCAATGCTTTTCTTGTGGGTCAAGCGTATTGTCATTTAAAGCTGATTGAGGAACCCAAAACTGCGGCTCTCTGCCTTCTCGTTTTACTTTCCAGTATTCTTGTTTTTTGGCATCTTTGCCCCATATCCAACCACGCAATATGTAAGAACCTAGCATACCAGTAAGAAGATAATACTTTCTATCATCCTTGTCCCAAGTGTGCATTTCAAGTTCACCATTGTGATAATGCGTACATCTTACATCTACATCATCCACATCAGCAACACCTTTAACGCCTTTAGACCAAAATTTATTTAGATGTTTGGCTAATGCGGCCTCTGCTAATGCGCCATTAATCATCCTTCCAAATAAATCATGCTGTGCTTCACCAGACCTACTTCT